TTGGAAGAGCTCTTATTAATGATCCGGCTTTTATTCTTGCCGATGAGCCTACAGGTTATGTACGATTAGTACAACACAGATTAAAAAAATGAGATGCCTGTAATTTCATTGGCATTATTTACCCGGATCTCTTTTAAGGTGTTCTTCCATAGGGTACGTTTTTCTTCCCTGGTCAGGGAATCATAGATCTCACGGAAGTCGTGGGAGATGATTCGGTGCACACCAGACAGATCTATATGCTTTTCTTCTTCTGGCTCTTCAAGAGCAGACAGGGCAGCAGTATAGGTTTCGTAATCTTTTTTGTATTCATCAATATCAATCAGATCATTCATATACAAGTCTTTTAACTTAGTAAGCTTCCTGCGCAGGACAGAGCGGTCTATGCTGGCAGCAGTTCTTTTTCTTTCGGCAGCCTGTACATTCCAGGCAACTTCGTATTTTTTGATTTCTTCCCCAAGATGTTCAAATAACCATGTCTCTATTACATCTTCGCGCGCGGAATGGTTGTGGGTACAACGGCCGCGTTGGAAATGCTGATTGCAACGATAATAAAAAAAGTCTTTTTGTTTGCGGCCTACAAGATGATGACGACATTCTTCGCAAACTAAAATACCGGTAAAGATATATATCCTACCGGCAGGATTGTGCCGGGAATTGCGCTTAAGCAGTTCCTGGACGTGTTCAAACTGCTCTTTGCTGATAACCGGAGGACAAAAATCCTCATTATAGCGGCCGTTTTTATTGTAAACACCTATCGCTAGTTTATCTTTCAGCATCCGGCGGAAAGTGGCTTCGCACCAGTTTACATCATAGGTTTCGCGGATGTAGCGGATTGTGGCACGCTGAGAAGTAGTATTCTCGAAGTGATTAAAGGCATCCTGTATAATCGCAGCGTTTTCCGGAATCAGTTCGTAGCGTCTCTCGTCATTAATGCGGAGCCAAAAAGGACACTTGCCGGACAGGACAGTACCATGCTGTATCTTACTGTCAAAAACAACATGGATTCTTTCTCCACATATATCAGCTTCGTTCTGAGCAATGGATAGCTTAACATTAATATAAAGTCGGCCATTGGCTGTAGTGGTATCATATTCTTCATCTGTGGTTTTCCACTGGCAGTTATGAGTTTCCAGAACCTCCATGACTTTGTAATAATCTCGGACAGATCGGAACCAGCGGTCAAGACGGCAGAACAAAAGCATATCTACTCCATCCGCACGGACCAGATCAAGCATCTTCTGGAACTCAGATCTTTTATGCATATTCTTTCGAGCTGTTTTTGCGGCATCCACAAAAAGCCCTGCAATGATCCATCCTCGCTCCTTTGCATATGCAACAAGTCTTTCTTTTTGAGCCTCTATGGACAATCCTTTTATTTTCTGTTCCTCGCCGGAAACACGGACATAAAGAGCTGCCCTTACCGGAGCTTCAGAATTATTTTGCTTTCTCATATAATCATCTCCTTAAAAATGGGTATAAAAATAACAGCCAGAGGAATATAGAGATTCCACTTGCCATGGCTGCCCGAAGATGATACAATATTTTTGCATGTAAAATATGTATGCATCCTCGGATGTATAGGCCGTCTCTGTGTTGGTAGCGCAGGGGCGGTTTTGTTTTAAATGAAAATCAGTTGCTTTTATTTGGTGGTATCGTATTTTTCTGTGGTATTGTCTACATCATAACCGAGATCCAATAGAGATTCTTTTATCTGATCGAGATTAGCAAGCGTAGAATCATCTTCGGGCTTTTCTGCATTGCGATATACATATTTTACAGCCTGATAGGTATCCATACCAAGATTGGCATAAAGATTTTCGGGGCCATTTTTGGAATATGCATATTCGAGATAATAGCCATAATACATTGTGTTTTCCATTACGGTATTGTTCTCATAAAAATCCGGAAAATGATCGACAATATAGGTGATTGCTTCGTCACGCTTTTCCTCGCTAGCAGATTTATTGGCGGATTTTTTTGCTTCTTGAGCAATGTAGTCAACCATAGAGCTTTTGTTTGGCTCAATTTCCTCAGAAGGAACCTCAAAAACAGAAGCTTCTGGAGTGATAGTTGGCTCCTGAGCAGCCAAAGTATAGGTTGGAACAGTGGAAAGACATAATAAACTAGATAATGATGCAATGAAAATTTTCTTTTTCATAAAGATACCTCCTAAAATGTGTTTTATTAAAACGCCGAAGCGAATTAATCAAATTTTATATCGATAATATTTTCCTTATTTTTCCTATATTGGTAAATTATGCCATTTTTTGTGCGTCCCCTTTTGCGTCAACACGCAAAGCTCTTAAAACCAGCTCTTTATCAAAGTTGTCTGCTTCACGATAACGGGTTACAAGTATCTCCTCTTCTTTTGAAATATGTATATTTTTCGCATTTGGATTATAAGCTTCTGGAAATTCCACATCATCACGAGCCATCGAATCCATGGTGACTTTAAAGTAATCACAAATTGCTCTGAAGTTAGATAATTTCATATTTTCATAACCTTTTTTATAGAAAGCGTCTATGGTTGTATAACCCACACCTGTAGCTTTTGCAAGGCTATGCTTATTAAGACCATGCTCTTTCATCAAAATATCTAACTTTTCGGTAAATTTCAATTTTGTACCTCCTTATTTACTGGATAATTACATTCTATAGTAAAAATATTACATAGTCAAGTAAAAAAATACAATCTATTATAAATGCCAAATAGAAAAAATGTACAATGCATTGTAAATAATTACTTGACAATATACAATGCATTAGATATAATGCAAGTAAAAGATACAATACATTGTATGGTTGTAAGAAAGGAGTGAAAAATATGTATAAAAATTTAATTGAGATCCTGAAAAGAAAAGGAATCTCAAACAAAGCTTATGCTGAGTTTCTTGGTTTAAGTGAGAAAACTGTATGGAACAAATTACAGGGAAAAACAGAATTTACTCTCGGGGAAGCATGGAAAACATGTGAACTTATCTGTCCTGAGTACAAAATGGATTATGTTTTTGCGGCAAAGCAGACAGCGGCATAAAAGCTGCCGATCAGAGCGATATTGGAAAGCGAGGCGAGAGAAGTGAATAAAAGGTTTGAGGAAATGACATTGGAAGAGTTAGAGATATTTCGTAAAAAGACAGCACGAAAAGCCATGTTTCTTTCGACAGTGGCATTCGCGCTCTCTGTATTAGCACTTATAATTCAGATAGTTGCTTTATTGAAATAGCTGCAAAATAGCAACTACAACAGATGCCATGCTAACAATAATGGCTATTATGGAAATGCGTTTAGAAGCAAGGGCGTCTTTCGAAGCGGAATCGGCTTGTTCTCGAGCAAAACGAAGCTGTTCTTCCAGAATACAAACTTGATCCGTAGCGGCTGTAGCTTGTGTCTTGGCTGCATCGGCGTGATCAGATGCGGTTTTAGCAATTTTGATAGCCGCTGAGGATGCAGTTTCAGCTGATTGAGCATGACGTTTGGCTGAGTTTGCTAACGAGCGGAGCATTTTGTCATTTTGTTCTTTAGCTCTGTGTTCCTCGACGTAAAATGATCCATCTGGGAGTATTGCAACAATGCAGTCGGAAGAAAATAATGCAACTTGGTGCTGACGGCAGGCATCGTTATAAGTCTCTAAGGAATAGGACGCCGAAAGAGGGAGCCTTGGATTGCATACAGAAATGTATCGGTTGTCAAACAGGTTCATAAGAGCAGCTATAAGCGGAGATGATTGCTCTATCGAAGAAATGCAAAAAGATTTGCATAATGAACTAACGGTACATTCGCTGTGCTCATAAATGTAATCTAAAATTTGATAAGTTTTTTTATCTATTGAAAATGGCTTCATATAAAAACTCCTTTGGCACTATAAAAAGTATTTAATTAATAAAGAATAAAAACTTACACAGAAAAAGTCAATAAGATTCAGAAGAAAGATTAATTTCAGACATAAAAAAACCTCCTTTCATAATACTCAGGCATGGCAGTGCCTTGTATCTAAAGAATAGGAGAACGAAGAAGACAAGTCAACCGCTTCTGAAAGACAAAGCGAGGTGAGAGGGATGAAATGGTTAAGAAGTAAAAAGCCAGGAAAGAACCACATGATGTTGAGAAAATCGTTCAGAACTGGGAAAAAATCACGGAATATGCCAGAGGGAAATTTGATGGAATTGTATCTACATACGTTTCATTCTTCCTTCCGGGAGATACGAAAAAAGCCGGCTGAAGAAAGGAGAACCACTATGGAACAGACAGGAACATTTAATCCAAAAAAATTTTATGAAATTCTGGCCGTGATCTTATCACGGAAGTACGGTGTAAAGATCACCGTCCAAGAAATAAAAAAGGCAGCATGAGAGATCAGGAGGGTAAGCCATGCGAAGAAAATATTTAGCAGCAGCATACATAGCCGCATTTGAATGGTTGCTGTCCTGGCAGCAGTGGGATGGAGTAATAAAAACAGTCCTGGCCCTGTGGGTGTTCTGGGCGCTGAACTTAATGCTTATGGAACTTGCAGCAGGAGAGTTAGATAAATGGAGGGACGAAAATGAAGAAATATAACCCGGAGATCCATGCACCTCGTACCGGATGGGATCGAATCGGAATTGAGATGCGGATAGAAGAGGGATATGAACTCTATGTTGATGAAAACGGAGAGGTCTGGACAGCAGATAAAAAGCATTTTGCCGGGAAGATCAGGAAAGAGGAACCGGTATGCTGAGGATTATCAAAGAGAACAGACGGTTCCGGAAAGAGAATGCAGAGCTGCGTAAGGCTATCGAGGAAGCTTTGCAGGATTTACTGGATCCAGAGTGCCCTCCGGGTGTCCGGATCTTATCAACCAGTATCCGGTTGGAGAGAACGTTAAAAATGAAAGGAGATCATCATGATTAAATGTGTATTAAACGAAGTAGAAGTAAGCGGTCCTGAAATGATCGTAATCACGGAACTTGCAAAATTGATGAGAGTAATCAGAAAAGAGATGACAGAGAAACATGGACAGGAGTATGCCGATAATCGTATGAGAGAGTGCATCAAACTTGTTTTTTTAACAGAAGAAGAAATAAAAGCGGAAAATACAAGAAGATTAGAGGAATTAAAAACAAAGGATCCATTTGCAAAAATGATGGCAGAAATTTTGGAAGAGATACGGAAAAGCTGGGAGGAAGTAGATGCTTAATCAGGAGACAAGCAAAGAACAGGTATGTATCTGGATCATACGCTTTGCGGATTATACACTAGCAAGCTTTTTGGGTACATATCAGCAGGCAGTGGAGAAAGCCGAGGAAAATAAAGACCTTTACGGTGGCAGTTATACAATCGCATAAAAAGACCCGTACACGGCAATGTACGGGTAAGGGCTTGTGTCCCTCAGAAAATAATCCATAAAAACAATATACCATCTGAGGGACGCAGGGTCAAGCCAATACGGGAAAATCCCGTTTTTATTTTTAACTTTTTTGGGGACAGGACCCCTTCAAGGCTTGATAAGGAGTATTAGAGATAGGTTCGAGGTGGTATATGAGGTTTGCATACATAAGACATATATGGGAGTGCGGAGAGACTCTGGAGGTAGAGGAAAAGCATACAGGCAGATATGGAGCCAGTGGGCAGAAGAGACAAAAAAGAAAGAAAGCAACTCCGGAGGATATCAAGAGGCAGAATCAATGGAAAAAAGAAAGAGATCTCCGCAGGCTGATCAAGTGGAATTTCGGAAAGCATGATTACTGGATGACCATCACATACAGAAAAGGGGATCGCCCTAACTGGTCCGAAATGATGAAAGATATCCAGAAGCTGATCAAAGATGTTCGGAAGCAGTATCACAAGATTGGAAAAGAACTGAAATACATATATCGTCTTCAAATTGGAAAAAGAGGAGGACCACATATCCATATTCTGGTAAACCGGGTTCAAAGTCAGGACGGAGGGACAGATATCTTCTTTTCGGAGTGCTGGAAAAAAGGTCACATTAATTTCCGTTCCCTCTACGAGACGGGGAATTTTGAAGACCTGGCGGAGTATATAGCAAAACCGATAGAGGAATGGGAGCCGAAAGAAGCAAAACGATATCACCCGTCACGGAATCTGATCCGCAAAGAGCCGAAAGAAAAAGTGATCAATCGAAGAAATCTGGTTGATAAGCAGGGGAGGATGATCTACCCAAAAGCACCAAAGGGTTATTACATAGATCCGGATTCTGTTCGTATGGGAATCAACCCTGTAACTGGCTATGCCTACAGGCATTACACACTGATTAAGCTGGATAGGAGGATTTAAAAAGTGAAACAGGTAGATGCTTTTATTATCACATCCACCAGAGCGCCGGGAAAGACCCGGAGAGCGTGGTATCAATATATTTTAGTCTGCAATGGTCATACTGTGCAGAAAAAAGAGCAGGTATTGGATACAACCGGACACAGAATGGTTCTGGAATGTGCCATAGCAGCTCTGAAACGCATGAATCAGTCTGCCATGATCACTATACATACAGACTGTCATTACTTTGCGGACGGCCAGAGAAGACTTGCTGCCTGGAAAGATAATGGCTGGAAAAGATCAGATGGAAAAGAACTGAGAAATCTGGACCTGTGGCAGGAAATAGAGGAATTACTGCGTCCTCATGCAGTGCAGTTCCATATCGAAAATATGGAGCTTTATAAAAATCCAAATGAACGCCGTCCGTGTTAGGCAAAATGGGCGTTTGCGGGACTTTGGGGATAAAAAAAGTGGATAACAACCAAAAGACACGTTTTTGCTGGTAGAAATCAATGGCTGAAGGCTGTGGAAACAGGATTTTGAAAGACAGATTTACAAAAATGTCCGTGGAAATCTGCAAAAACAGCCCTCAAACACGCATAAAGTCCAAGAAAAAATGTGTCCGTGAAAGGAGAAAAAGATGTTTGAAAAGTTTGGAGAAATGGAAAGTTATAAAGAGATCAATGAACTGGCAGAGAATTTGAGGCAGGAGGGGGATGCAGATAACCTCCGTGCTATGGCAGAAGAAAACGGGATCCCGTCTGATTTTGTAGAGATGTATCTGGATGGAACAATCCCGGAGCTGTGCGATCCGGTAACGGCTGCAATTGGAAAGCTGGATGCAGAATGCAGGGAACTGAACCCCCAGGAGATTATGGAGGACTGGGTAGAATACATCAAAGGTCTGTGCATGGAACATGAGGAGGCTGCACTGCAGGTACGGGCGAAGGGAAAAAGCTTAAAAGGCTGTATCGCAGAACTTTTGAAGTGGTCCTTTCGGCACATGAAAGATGTGGATAAGGAAATTCTCAAAGCAGCAGGAGTTTCCGAAAGAGTATCATTAGGAATCCCGGGCATGGGGCAGGCAAAGAAACTGATCCGGGATTATTACGGAGGCAGAAAATGATCAAGAAAGAATTGCTGAACATGCACCTGCTTCCGGTCACCAGGAAGATGACTGAAACTGCAGAGCGGGACGAAGTGAAAGAAATATACGGTCCCTGGTACCGGAATTGTTATGGACAAAAGACAAGAAATACATACAGGTGTCACACTTATTTTATATATCTCCGGGCAGTTGTAGAAGGAGAGGTATTAAAAGTCTCTGTATTTACCAGGGAGCGGATCCTGAACGGGCAGCAGTCCCTGTATGATATCTACATAAACAAAAAAGAAGGAAGATACCTGACATTTGATAACAAAGATAATAAATGGAGAACGGCAAAGATCGACATGCTGGACATGGGACGCGAGGACGCCTGGTATTTTCTTCCGGAGCAGAGGATCTGGCAGACCGCAAAAGACAGAGAACTGATCAACCGGTACCTGGAAACCGGAAATAACCTGGAAGGCCGGGAAGCGATCCTGCATTATCAAAACGGGAGGCTGAAAGATTATAACCTTGCAAAAAACCGAAGGGAGACAGATGCCATTGATGCGGTAATGCGGGAGGTACCGGAGGTACCGAAGGATTTCGATGCGTGGATCCAGAAGTGGGGGTTCGCTGGAAAAGAGTACCTTTTCTACAAAAGAAAAGGATCTCGGACAGAAGGCTACTGCACCCACTGCAGAAAACATGTGGAGATTACGGAGAAGCTGAAGCACAATACAAAAGCCATATGTCCGAACTGCAGGAAGGGAGTGACCGGTAAGGCATGGAACAAACAGAAATATACTTCAGATGAACGGGAAATAGGTCTTTTTCAAAAGCTGAATGACGGAACTGGATATATCCTGCGGAAGTTTTGCGTAAGACGGGAGGGTAGATCCGAAAAAGGATGGGAGAACATGGAATTTACCAGGCATGAGACTGTCCGGGTGAAACTGAATAACCGCATGAGCCGGGAAGACAGCTTTGAATACGGAGAATATAAATACACAGGGATCAATAGATGGTGCCATAACACAAGACAGAGCAGATGGTATGGAATGCGTATATTCGGAGAGGCGGTAATGTATACCCGTAACCTGAAGCGTGAACTAAGGGGAACTGGTCTTGAAAGGCTGGCCCTGAAGGACTATATGAGAGGCGATAGAGGGAAGTATGTCTATCCGGGAAATATCCTGAAAAATGCCATGGAGTACCCGTGTATAGAATATCTGGAAAAAGCAGGGCTTACCGCCCTAATAAAAGAACTACTAGAAAGAGGGGGTGCGAAAGGTGTGAATAGGAACGGGGAAACCCTGAAAGAATTCCTTGGGCTGGACAAACAGAGGATCCGGCGTCTTTCTGACCTGAATGGCAGCGGTTATATGGTTGCTGCCCTGCAAGAGGAAAGGAGGACGGGAAAACGGATATCCGATGGAAACCTGGAACGGATCGAGTGTGAACACATCGAAGTAACAAACCTGCATGGGAAAAAGACGGGTATGAGCATAGAACAGGAAATGAATTTCCTTCAGAGGCAGCAGGAAAGGAATGGCTGGGGATTTACGGAAGCGCTGCGATATTACGGGGATTATCTCCAGATGGCCGAAGAGAGGGGGATGGACCTGACGGATGAGATCGTCTGCCGGAACAACCGCATGTATGAATTCCACAACAAATACCTGGAAGAACGGAACCGAAAAAAAGAGGAGATGCGGGATCGGGAAGTAGACCGGAAATTTCCGAAGATTGCTGCAGATTATGAAAAGAACAAAGGACATTTCGAGTATGGAACCGGGGAGCTGGAAATTCTGGTCCCGAAAAAAGCCTCAGAGATCACCCAGGAAGGACGGATCCAGCACCACTGTGTAGGGGCTTCCGACCGGTATATGGAAAGCATGGAAACGAGAAAAAGTTTTATCCTTTTCCTGCGGAAGAAAGAACGGAAAGACAATCCGTTTTATACCCTGGAAGTGGAGTGGAACGGGGGAATCGTACAGGCCTATGGTGCCTATGACCGGAAACCGGAATGGGACCAGGTAGAAAAGTTCCTGAACGGGTTTACCAGAAAAATAAAACAGAGGAGCAAAAAAGAACTCGCACAGGCAGCAGCCGCCACAAACAAAGTGATGGCCGCCGCTGCAATCTGAAAGGAGGAAATCATGGCAGACAGCCATGGTAAAATGTATGGAATATTTACAGTTAAGCCTGGATGAATATACCCAGAGCAAGGAAGAGATCAAAAAGGAACTTGGCGGGATCGTCAAAAGCTTCGTGCAGATTGGCTGGCATCTTACCCGGATTGATAAATCGGGAGCTTATAAGACAGATGGGTACCAGACCATTGCGGAATTTGCCAAGGCAGAATATGGTCTCAGCGCCACGACTACAAGCCGCTTCATGAGTGTATATGAGACGTACTCCATTGAGGGGGATACCCCGGAACTGAAAGAACAGTACCGGGAATACAATTCTTCCCAACTGGTGGAGCTGCTCCAGGTCAGGGAGGAAGACCGGTGCGTGTTCCAGCCGGAAGCCAGGAGGGAGGATATCCGGGAGTTTCACCGGTTTGAAAAAGAAAATGAGAATAGCGTGGACAACCTTCTGAACTGGAAAGAGGCAAAGACCACAGAGGAGAAGATAAGCGCTGCGATTTACGAATTTTTCCGCGAGAATAAAGAAATTCTGAATACTTTATACGGAAAAAATCCGGAATTGAAAGAACTTGCGGAAATGATTGCCCCATCCGGAAACAGGAGTTACCGGAAAGGGACAGTCTTCCTGATGTTTTACACGCTGGAAAAAGGGATCATGATTAAAGTATTCGGAGAACAGCCGGAAGAGATGTCATACCAGAAATTCGTGGAACAGGCAAAACAGATCTTTGACGGATCAGCAGCAGGAAACCATACCTGGGAAAACTATTTTGCAGAACCGGAGAAAAAAACAGACGTGCCACAGCCGGAAGAACCAGAGGATTCGGAGCAGATCCCAGGCCAAGACAGTATTTTAAACCACCCTGAATATATGCCGAAACCACAAATTGCGCCGGCGCAAAAGACGGAAGAACAGAAATACAAGGAGCAGCAGGCGAAACTTGACCGGGAGACCAAAAAGAAGCTTCAGGAACAGGAAGACCAGGAAAAGATGGAACATCTTCCAAGCGACGAGGGACAAAGGATACACCAGATCCGTCTTGCAGGCAGCTATTACGATCTGGTGGCATCCGGAACAAAAACTTTTGAACTTAGGAAAAATGACAGAGGGTACCGGGCAGGGGATCATCTGGAGCTGATGGAGTTCAAGGATGGAAGAAACACCGGACGTATGATAAAAGCGGAAATCACCTATATCCTGGAAGACTATAGCGGACTGGAAGACGGGTACTGCATTATGGCGCTTGCCGTAAGAGCAGCTGATTAAGGGTGCAACTAAAATCCAAATATATCACACAAATAAGGGGCGGTCTTCCGCCCCGGAAAGGAGACTATGGACCAGACAGGACTATTATTTCCTAAGACACAGACGAAAAAGAAGAGAAAACACCATAAACCAAGTATCTTGCAAGATAAGAATCACACCTGTTATCTCTGTATCTTGCTGAACGGAGATCATCATAAACACAGAACCCTCCACGAGCATCACATCTTTGGAGGACCAAACCGGATCCACTCAGAAGAGGAGGGTTTAAAAGTTTATCTCTGCCCGGAACATCATATGACTGGACCGGCAGCAGTCCACAGATGCCAGGAGACACAAAACATCCTGCATCAGATCGGGCAGCAGGAGTTTGAACAAACCCATACCAGAGAAGAGTTTATGAATATTTTTGGGAGGAATTACCTATGAACATAAAGATATGGCCTAGAAGCCAGAAAGAAACCGGCGGATACGCATGTATGCCTCTAAAGGGAAATATTCCCCAGGGTAAGAAAGGAGAGAACTGATGGAGATTAAATACGCAGATAACGTTACTCTTACGGTAGAGATCACAGACCAGATGGTAAAAGATTTTAAACGCTGCCAGGAAATGGCAGAAAAAGTAAATTGTGACGGAATGGACTGTAACAGCTGCTCGAACAACATTGATATCCTGGACGGCTTCGGTCTTTGCGATGGCCGGAAGTACGGGAAGAGCTGGAAAGGAGAGCAAAGAATGACTGATGAGAAGTATCAGGAATACAAAAAGAAAACAGAAGAGTTAAAACCAATTAAAAGTTTTTTGTTTTGGTGTGGGGAACATGGAATGATGGGAAAACTTATTTCCGCTTCAAGAATTTTGAAGCTTGGAGTTAAGTTCGGATGGGCGAAAGATGAAGAAATTGTCATGCCAAAAGAATTGAAAGAGAGAGTATTAGAAACAGTGAAAAAATACGTGGAAGAAAAAGAAAAGGAACTGGAAGAAATATAGGAGAGTAGAAAAATGAAGAAAATCATAGGTATTTTGCTAATATCAGCAATCCTTTGTATGACAGGATGCCAGAGCGTTGCTAGAAACTTTGGTGGAGATATTACTCTTGAATTAGAGCCTGGTTTAAAACTCGAAGAAATCACATGGAAAGAGGATAGCTTGTGGTATCTGACAAGACCAATGAGAGAGGAAGAAGTTCCGGAAACACATGTGTTTAAACAGAGTAGTGAATGGGGAGTGATTGAGGGCTCTGTTACTGTTGTTGAATGTTTGGATGAGGAGGAAAAACGATGACCAATAAAACCTGTACAACCTGTATAGACAACGACAACGGTCTCTGTGACCGCAAAGGTATCCTGATCCATGAGGACAATACCTGCGATCAGCACAGAGAGGACTGGCGGCAGAGGATGCTGGAGAAGTTTGATAGGAGAGATTGAGATGGATATTAAATATTGCCCTGATTTAACAGGTTATGAGGAAGTAAAAGCGGCGTTCGTAGGACATGGTGATTTTACAAGACCAATATTACGTGAGTGCATCAAAGAAGCGTGTGCTGCTTATAAAGAGGGATATTGTGAGAAATATCATAACAAAGTGGAGGATAAACCATGAACAAAGACTGCAATGGCTGCTTCGGGGCAGCAGGAGACGATTGCCAGAAATGCCAGGAAGTTGACGAAGTGACGCCACCAAAGCCGGATGTTACGCCGGAGTTGGCGATATATGCAAATAATACCCAAGTGGATTATTGCTGCAAGATAAAAGGGGATTCAGGGGACTGTAATAAATGTATATTTACCCAGTTGTCTCATTTAGGAATCATACATTACCAGGATCGTCCATGTACGTTAAAAAGAATTGCTCTTCCTTCTTTGAACGGCAACACCGTCACCTACATAAAAGATGGCCAGCTCAAAAAAGTAACCTGTGGACGGCACGAGGAAGCAGTGGAGTTTTACGAGGAGGTAAGGCATGGCAAAAAAAATGGTCTGAAATGACAGAGCAGGAAATCAATAGATTAAAACAGCAGCAGTGCATGAAATGCGAGTATTATTCCAGATGGGCTGGTGATGGAGTAAACCATGCTACCTGTGAGTACATCACAAGAGTAGGTCATTCAAGAGGATGCAGTCCTCTGGAATGCAAGCGAAAAGGAATATTTGAACCTCGCAGGACGCAAAGGAGGCGGAAATCATGAAAAATGCAGAAGGCTATCCGGATCCGACTGCCGGAGATGCCATAAGAGCCTGTGGGCGGATGCCAACACACATATACAACATTTATTCCGTGATCAATAACGTGGCCGGACTTCACGGGCTGGAAATCACAGGCCTACGTGACAAGAAAACCGGAAAAGAATGGAGGAGAGAGCCACATGGATAAGCACATATTGGATCAGTACATAGATGCATGTGCGCTAATCGAAGAAGTTGAAGAAGATATCCGAAAATTAAAAAAGAAGAAAAAAACCATAGTTCAGACAAATGTTTCAGGAAGCAATCCAGACTTTCCGTACAATCCACAACATTTCAAAATCCAGGGAACAACCTTTACCTTCCGGGAGGATTCTCAGCTCCGGATGGAAGAGAAGCTGCTGGATCAGAGAAAGGCAGATGCTGAGAAAATAAAAATTCAAGTGGAAGAATGGATGAATACGATTCCTCAGAGGATGCAGAGGATTATTCGGTACAAGATTTTTAAGGGAATGAATTGGCAGCAGGTAGCAAAAAAGATGGGACGGGATGCTACGGAAGAGAGTGTCAGAAAGGAATTTGAAAGATTTTTGGTAAAAAAATAAAGTTTGTCCGTTTTGTCCGATATGTCCGGTTTAAATTTGCTATAGTATAAACTGGAATTAATGGTTGACGGCATTAATTCCTCCATCTCACGGCAGTCAGTTTCATAGCCTGGCTGCCTGAAGCAAAGGCATCTGGCAGCAGTCAGGTGTCTTTTTTGATAAGAATATTTTATGAATAACAGCATAAAAACTATTGACATATGGTGTACCATATGATATTATATACTTGTAAGGAGGTGAATGACAGATGAGCAACAGAAACCGGAAACGACCGGTAAAAGAAAAGCCCGAAAGCAACTTCAAGACTTGGCTGGTCGGAGCGCTTACGGACTTAACAATTGGAATCATCTTACTGATTCTTGACAGGCTATTAAATTAGCCGGGAGGGGCGAAAGCCCTTCCTCTAAAACAAATATAACACAATAGCTCATCTGTGTAAAGGTATGTTGTGGAAACTGGGTATATTCTTTATAGCAATCGGCCTGGTGAAGCTGGCATATTATTTTATCCTAAAAAGGAGGAATCAGAATGCCAATAGGTAAACCAAGCAGACAGACCATTGCAACAGAGAAGTATATGAAAAAAGCCGGCTGGATATCAAAAAGCTATAAAATAAAGCAGGAGATTGCAGAGGCTTATGCAGAAGCCTGCAAGGCAGCAGGTGTCAGTCAGGCGGGACAATTAATGAACATGATGAAGGAGTTTACCGATCAGGTGAACAGTGAGCACTCGGAATAATCCGGGTGCTTTTCTGTTACTAAATGGAGAAAATATGTTTGATTATTACGGTGCAAAATGGAAAAAGAAAAGAAAAAGAATTCTGCGCATGGATGGGTATAAATGCAGAGTATCGCGGATGTATGGAAGGACAGAAGAAGCAAATACAGTACATCATATCTATCCAGCGGATGAATATCCTCAGTGGGCCTGGGAGGATTGGAACCTGATTAGCGTGAGCCTGGCTACACACAACAAATTGGAAAATAGAAAGACCGGGGAACTGACAGAAGAAGGATTAAGATTGCAGAGGATGATAAACCCCGGAATAGATTGGAGGAAACGAAATGAACAATCCGGAAATCATGGCAGCGAAGATGATATGTAAAAGTGTAGATGCATTAACAAGAGAAATTTATCTTCTGAGGAAAAGCGCGGAAGAGAAAGCACAACCAAAACAGGAAGAAAAGGAAAATCAGATCCCCCATGGGTATGGAAAATGAGAAAAAATTTTTGCTACTGGTAGGGGGTAGGGGTTTCCAACTCTAAGATAAATTTGAAAAAAGGGGGTAAACGGCATAGAAAGTGCAAAATCAAGGAAAGCAAAAACAACCAGATTATATAACAAAACTGTTGAAAACATGCAGAAGATCGGGACTTTCAAGCCTGAGTTTGAAGCCCCTGTAAAGCGGTATGCAGAATTAAGCATACAGTATGAAATTTTAAATGATAAATGGTATGAAAACGGCTGTGAAATTACGGAAGAATATACGAATAAATCCGGGGCAACCAATCAAAGAAAAACGGCGCTTTATATGGCGCTGGAAAATCTGAGAAAAGAGCTGATGGATATGGAGAATGTTTTTGGGCTGACTCCAAAAGGGCTGCGGCAGATCAGGGCGAAAGGACTTGAGCAAAAGAAAAGCAGCGCACTGGATAAAGCACTGGAGAAATTAAATGAGTAAATATAAGAACTGGGATATCGTTTTTGATTATGCCAGGGACTGTATTTCCGGGAAGCGGATTGCGAATAAGTATCGGATCAAAGCATGTGAGAGGTTTCTGGAAGACTGTGAAAGCGGGAGATATGACTTTGATCCGAAAGACGCGGAATTTGTGATCCGCATTATAGAAAATACCATATGTCACCAGCAGGGAGAGGACAAAGAGGGAACACCTTTGAGGGGGACACCGTTCCTTCTTATGCCGTTCCACAAATTTATCATTTATAATATTTTAGGATTTTACAATAAAGGCACCAGGATCAAAAGATACCATGAGTGTCTTATTTTTATACCGAGAAAAAATGTAAAAACCAGTTTTGCCGGCGCATTATCGTATGCTCTGGGGCTTTTGTATCGGATGTCGGGAACAAAGATTTATGTAGTGGCAGCGGCACAGAAACAGACACTGGAAACTTTTGGATTTGTCACATACAACATTAAGCATATGGGGGAGTGGGATGAGGATGGAGGGCATTTCCATATCATAGATAACAATAATGAACATTCGGTAAAAGCTGAAATCAGCGGAGGTCTGATTGAGCTGAATGCCATGGCAGCAAATCCGGATGTACAGGATTCCTTTAACTGCAATATTGCTATTGCAGATGAAATCCATGCGTTTAAAAAGCCGAAGCAGTATACGTTGTTTAAAGAGGCTATGAAGGCATACAGAAACAAATTGATGATAGGCATTTCCACGGCAGGAGACGATCCTAACGGATTCCTGGCGCAGCAGGTAGAGTATGGAAAAAAAGTTCTGGATAAACAGATTGAAAACGAACAGTATTTTTTCTTTATCTGTGAGGCGGATCCGGTAAAAAATGAAGAAGGAAAGGAATACATAGATTATACCAATCCTGTAACACATGAGATGGCGAATCCGGCCTACGGAGAATCAGTACAGCCGGAAGAGTTGATGGAAGAAGCAAAGCAGGCCCAGGATAATCCACAGCTTAGAAAAGAATTTTTTGCAAAATCCCTGAATGTGTTCACAAGTGCCATGGAAGCGTATTTTGATATGTCTGTGGTGCGGTCTTCGGATGAAAAGTATAACTGGACACTGGAAGAACTGGCAAAGCTGCCGATTAAGTGGTATGGAGGTGCGGATCTGTCGAAGATGCATGACCTGACAGGAACGGCGCTTCATGGGCGGTATAAAGATGTGGACATATCTATCACACATGCTTTTATGCCGGTTGTGCAGGCAAACCTGAAAGCAGATGAAGATCATATCCCGTTTTTCTGGTGGGAAGAAATGGGATGGCTGACGTTATGCAATGGCGGTGTGATTGATTATGAAGAACCTGTAAAGTGGTTTTTAAAAATGAAAGCCATGGGGTTCAAAATCAAGTGGGTGGGATATGACCGTAGATACAGTCGGGAATTCATACTGAAGATGAAAAAAGCCGGATTTAAGGTTATGGATCAGTCACAGAGATATGTAGAAAAAACAGAAGCTTTTCGCGAGGCGGAGAAACAGTATATCGCACAGAAATTTTATTACTGTCATAACCGGGCTTACGAATACTGCATAGAGAATGTAAAAGCTGCAGAGGATTCTGATGATTTTGTTCGGTTCGAAAAAATACAGCCAAATCTGAGGATTGACCTTTTTGATGCGGATATCATTGCGATTAAACAGATGATGAAGGATCTGGAGAAAATGCAGAGAACAGAAAGTTGGTTTGGTGTGGGAAAGAAGGGAAATGAAAATGAGTAAGAAAAAGAACAATAAAAAGAAAACAAGGGCAGAACCTAAGGGGACTGCATGGCTGGTATCAGATGAAGCATACCAAACCCTGTGCTGCGCAAATTACACACGGCTCAGCGATAATCCGGAAATACAGGCAGCGGTCAATAAGATCTGCGATCTGATCTCATCTATGACCATACATCAGATGCAGAACACAGAAAATGGAGATATAAGGATAAAAGATGGAATTTCCCGCATGGTAGATATCACTCCGAATCCATATATGACCAGAAAGACATTTGTTTCTGCCATTGTAAGAACTCTTCTTCTGGAAGGTGACGGAAACAGTGTGGTAATACCGAAAACAAAAAACGGATATCTGTATAGTTTAAATCCGGTTCCGCCTGGATATGTGTCGTTTGTACCGGATGCAGCAGGATACGGATATCACATTTTAATCCATGGACAATCCTGTGATCCGGATGAAATCCTGCATTTTGTTATCAATCCCTCTGTGGAATACCCGTGGAAAGGAACGGGATACCGGGCGGCTTTAAAAGATATTGCCAAGAATCTGAAGCAGGCATCTGAAACCAAAAAAGGGTTTATGGAAAGTAAATGGAAACCTCCGGTGATTGTAAAGGTGGATTCTACAGCGGATGAGATCGCAAATCCGGAAGGAAGAAGCAATATCCTGAAAGAATATATAGAAACCACCAATGCCGGGGAACCGTGGGTAATTCCTGCGGATACGATTGAAGTGACCAGTATCAAACCTCTCAGCCTGAACGATCTGGCGCTTTCGGATGGAGTAACACTGGATAAAAAGACCGTGGCAGCGATTCTGGATGTTCCGGCTTTTCTGGTGGGAGCAGGTGATTACAAGGAAGCAGAATGGAATAATTTTATCAATACCAGGATCCGCCCACTCTGCAATGCCCTGGAACAGGAACTGACCAGAAAAATCCTGATCAGTACAGAACGGTACTTTAAATTTAATGTACGAAGTCTGTACAGCTACGATATTGAAAAACTGGCAAATGTAGGATGCAACCTTTATACCAGAGGGATCATGAGCGGAAATGAAGTAAGGGACTGGACAGGGCAGTCCCCAAAAGAAGGACTGGATGAACTGATTATTCTGGAAAATTATATCCCTCAGGGAATGATCGGAGATCAGAAAAAACTGGAACAGAAGGGAGGGGGAGAAGATGAATGAAAATAAAAGAACTTTCTATCAGACCAGAAGTGCGCATTCCGCATTTGAAACCAGGGCAGAGGAAAATGGGAAAAAATATATCAGCGGATATTTTGCAGTGTTTAATTCGGAGTACGAGATATGGCCGGGAGCGGTGGAAACAGTAGCAGACACTGCTTTTGACGAAGCTCTTTCGGATGATATCCGTTGTCTGATCGACCATGAGACAAGACTGGTACTGGGAAGAAATAAAGCAAATACCCTGACGCTAAAAGCGGATTCCAGAGGTCTGTGGGGAGAAGTGGAAATTAATGAAAATGATCAGGATGCCGTGAATCTGTATGAAAGGGTTAAGCGGGGGGATGTAGACCAGTGCAGTTTTGGGTTTGATATTCTGGATGAAGAATTTGAGGACCGTGGAGATACCGTAAAGTGGACAATTAAGAAAGTAAAACTATATGAAGTTTCCATAGTTACTTTTCCGGCCTATGAAGATACTTCTGTCAGCGCAAGAAAACGGCAGCTGGGTGAAATGAAAAAACGCAGTATTGAGGCATGGAAGCATAAGACACTGAAAAAACTGAAAGGAGAAGCATAATGGCTTTAAAAGTATTATTACTCAGAAACAAACTGGATTCCAGAAAGAAGAAACTGGATGAATTAAGAGAAAAAGAACAGGAATTTGAAAAACGGGAAGCAGAATTAGAAGCTGCCATTGAAGAAATGACAGAAGAGACACCAGAGGAAGAACGGGATGTGGTGGAACAGCAGGCAGAACACTTCCAGACGGAAAAAGATACCTATGAAAAAGAAAAAAAGGATCTGGAAACTGAAATTGCTGGTATTGAAGAAGAAATCCGGACAGAAGAGGAAAAACAGCCCAGACCGGAAAAGAAAGAAAAAAGAGAAAAAGGAGAAGGAAAAATGGAAACAAGAAGAATGGAACATGGCGTATTTTTCGGTATGAACATGCAGGAAAGAGATGCCATGATGGCAAGGGAAGACGTAAAAGGGTTCATGGAACAGGTACGTGAATGTATTAAAAACAAAAGAGCGCTTACGAATGTAGGGCTTACTATTCCGGATATTATGCTGCCGATGATCCGTCAGGTGGCAACAGAAAGTTCGAAGCTGATGAAATATGTAACAGTAAGACCGGTGAGCGGAACATCCAGGCAGAATATCATGGGAGAAATTCCGGAAGCCATCTGGGATGAAATGTGCGCTTCCATTAAAGAACTGGATCTTGCTTTCTATAACATGGAAATGGATGGATACAAAGTATCCGGTTATTTTGCGGTATGTAATTCTGCTTTAGAAGATTCTGACGTATCTCTTGCAGCGGAATTGATCAATGCGTCGGGAAAGGCAATTGGAAAAGCAATCGACAAAGCGGTTCTTTATGGAAAAAATGTAAAAATGCCAATGGGAATTGTAACCTCTCTTTTAGCAACGGAGGCGCCAGACGGATATCCTGCTACTGGAAGAAAATGGGAGGATCTCAGCACTACCCATGTCATTACCGGAAAACAGACATCCGGAGTGAAACTGTTTCAGGAAATTGTAACGGAATCGGGAGTGATTGACAATGACTATGACACAGAAGAGATTGTGTGGGTTATGAATAAGAAAACCCATACAAAATTAGTTGCAGAATCCATGGGAGTGAACTCTGCAGCAGCTATTACTGCAGGAATGAATAATTCAATGCCGGTAATTGGCGGAGCAATTGTGGAATTAAAATATATTCCGGATGATACGATTATTTTTGGATATTTTAAAAATTATGTATTAGCGGAACGCGCCGGAACAAAAATTTCACAGTCCGAACATGTGCGCTTTCTGGAAGACCAGACGGTGTTTAAGGGAACTGCAAGATACGATGGAGATCTTGCCATCCGTGAGGCTTTTGCTGTATTTGGTATTGGAAAAGCTCCTACAACAGATGCACCGGAATTTGCAGGAGCGTAATGGATATATAAGCGCAGGAGGAAACTGTCATGAGAGATGAGGACAGACTTGAGATTTTGAAAAAAGATTTACAGATGCTAACATCCAGTAATGATGAATATCTTGAGATTCTTCTGAAACAAAGCAAAGCAGCAATCACAAGAGAAGGGATTGACCTTGAGATAGGAATAGAGGGAGATATGGCTGTGATACAATACGCAGCCTATCTCTTCCGAAAGCGCTCTGGACAGGACACTTCCATGCCCAGGTATCTGCGCCTCCAGCTGAATAACCTGAAGATCAGCCAGAAAGGGAAAGGAAAAATGAAATGACATTTGACGATGGAATCCTGACTGTGTACCGAACAGAAAATACTGCACAACCTGGAAAAAAACCTGTACAGAGATTAAAGGTTAAAGGACGGCATTATTTTAATTACGGAGAACTGGGATACAACAGAATCTACAGGGCAAAGCAGGCGGGGCAGCAGGTTGAGGCGGTGGTAAATATCCCAGGGTGGGAAGATATTCAGATGACAGATGTATGTGTGATGGAAAACGGAGATCAGTTCCGGATCCTTACAAGACAACCTACTCTGGATGAAAACGGACTGAGAATTACCAGACTGTCACTGGAAAGGATTGGTGAGAAATATGCTGTCTAAATTAAAGGTGATACCGGAAGCGTTGTTGACAGTGACCACAAATGTAGGACATTACGAAGCAATGGATAAAACAGACCGCTATATTGTGTGGGCGGAAGATTCAGAGGGAAGTTCTGTGGAAGGTGATAACCATAAAACTCTCCAGACTGTCCAGGGGACAATTGATTATTATACCAGAAATGAAGAGGATGAGAATGTAGAAAAGATACAGGAAGCGTTAAAAACTGCCTGTATTTCTTTTTATCTGAATTCTGTACAGTATGAAAATCTGGATGAGGGAGGAAGCGGATTCATCCATTATGAATGGGTCTGGGAGGTGGCGTAGATGGCAAAGATCAGATTTTCCGGGATTGATGAATACGCGAAGGTTTTAGATGTTCTTGATAAAGAGAGCGATGAAATCCTGAAGAGCGCCGTTTATAAAGGTGCCGCCCTGGTTGCAGATGAAATTAAACAGGAAATAAAGAATCTGCCTGTAGAGGAAGGGAAAAACGGTCTTGCGCCGGTCGGAACCCCGGAACATAAACTGACCGGAGTAACCAGAAGGCAAAAAGCGGATCTGATTGATTCTTTCGGTCTTGCCCCGATTGAGAATGACGATGGTTATATTCAGACGAAAGCAGGCGTGGATGGATATGGCAGTGTAAAAACTGAAACATATCCTAAAGGTGTGCCGAATGTGATGTTGATGCGCAGCATCGAAAGCGGGACATCGTTCAGGGAAAAGAAGCCTATTTTCAGAAAAGCAACAAACAGGGCGAGAAAGAGGGCACAACAGCAAATGGAAAAGGAAATAGACGACCAGTTAAAACGAATGTTTAGGAGATAAAGGAGAAAAGATATGGCAATTAAAGGTCTGGCAGTGCCAGTATTTGGGAATTATCATTATAATGGTCTATCTGTTGTTTATACTGATGGCTTTGTAGCAGGTGCAGCAGTCGAGTATGGAATAGAAGTGGAAACATCGGATAACAATCCGCTGCATGGAGATAACCGTATCATTGAAAATGATTATGGAACTTTTAATACGGGAACATTGACACTTAACACGTCGGATCTTGACGAGGATACTTCAAAACGTCTGCTTGGACTGAAAGAAGTGAAGATCAATGTTGGAGAAAAAGAAGTAACAGAACTGGTAACAGACGATGATATGAAACAGACACCGAAAGGTTTTGGAATCATTGAAACACATCAGATTAACGATGTGGATAGATACCGGGCAGTTATTCTCTGTAAAACAACGATGGCGATTCCTGCGGAGGCAGCAACGACAAAAGGAGAATCTATTGAGTGGCAGACAAAAGAAATTGAGGGAACGATTACGCGGTCAGATGAAAATACAGAGAACTATAAACATCCGTGGAAGAGGGAGGCATGGTTTGATACAGAAAAAGAAGCAATGGAATATCTGAAAACAGTATTAAATGTACTGGAGAGAGTAGAAGCTTCTTCTTCAGAAGGAACTTTAGTCGGGAAAACCAGGCTTATAATCACCAACAGGGCAGAGGGGGCAACATATAAGTACAACACCAAGGAACAGGCTTCCAAATATAAACAGGATCTGTCAAAATGGACAGAGTTCCCGGAAGATGGAGAAATTGAGGCAGAAAACGGAACGGTTATTTATCTGGCAAAAACAGATTTGACAGGAAAAGCGATTGGAACAGGAGAGGTTACGGCGGTAACAAAAGAGGAGTAAAAAAATGAACCGGATCACATATATAAAAATAGCAGGAAAAAGTTATCCTATGAGCTTTTCTCTTGGAGCTTCCAAAAAGATTGTTGAAAAATATGGAAGTGCAGAGAAAATGAAGAGTTCGCTTGCCAAAGCGAAGGATGCAGAGAAAATTGATATTGTGATAGATATGATGGATCTTTTGATTTCCCAGGGATGCGCTTACAAAAACTATTTTGAAAAGGACATTCCTGCACCGGAAGATGCCCCGATTGTGGAGGGGAAATGGACAGCGCTGCCAAAAGAAGCCATGGAAATTGCCATCGGTATTTATGACATCAATGATATGGCGGATAAAATTATGGAATGTATTGGAACAGGAAGCAATAAAGAAGTGGAAGCAAAACCAGAAGGAAAAAACATGCAGGCCACACAGGAGTAAGATCTCTTGTGTGGCTTGATGTTTGTGCAAGAAAATCCGGTATCCCTTATCTGGAATATAACTGTATGCCGATAGGGGAATTATCGGATTTTCTTGATTTTTATGCCGCTTCAGAAGGAGTGGCAAGTATCCGCAGAAAAACAGATTATGACTATATTCCGGAGGTGAGGTAATGGCTTATGATATTGGCCCGCGGATAGGAATCCAGGGTGAAGCGGAATTTAATAAACAGATTAAGCAGATTAACAATGCCATACGGGAATGCGGATCAGAAATGAAAGCCCTTTCCAGTGAATTTGATGAAAATGCCAATTCACAGGAAGCGCTGATTGCGAAAAACAAAAATCTGGTCAAAGAACTGGATCTGCAGAAACAGAAGATGTCACTCCTGCAGAACCAGTACGAAAAACAGGTATCAAAACTAAATGATCTTGCAAATGCATATCAGAAAGCAAAGAGCGAAAACGGAGAATTATCTGTACAGGCACAGAAAGCTGAGACGGCGTTTAACAAGCAGGCGGAAACGGTATCCAAACTGTCGGTTGCAGTAAATGAGACACAGAATTATATCAACAAGCTTGACAATACCATGAATAAAAATGACAAGATGCTCAATGAGATTGCAAGCGGGACAAGAGATGCAGCTACCGGCCTGAATAAACTGGAAGAAGCAGCAAAAGATGCAGGAGACAGTCTGGAAGATATTGGGAAAAAACTGGATGCCGGAAATCTGATGGAAGCGGCAGATACATTATCCGGAGCAGGGGATAAGATTATAGAAGCCGGACAGAAAATGACGGATTCGTTTGCAAGTCTGGAAGGAACCACTACGAAAGTAAATGGTTATTTTGGACTGACGGGAGAAGCAGCAGAACAGATGGGCTCGGTTGTAGAGAATGTGTTTAAATCCGGAGTAACGGACAGTCTGGAAAGTGTGGGGGATGCGGTAATTACCGTAAACAACAACCTGAAAGATCTGGATCCATCACAGCTGGAAACATTGACCACGCAGGCAATGACCATGGAGGAGATCTTTGGTTCCGATATGAATGAGACAATGCGGGGCGTGAATGCCCTTATGGTAAATTTCGGCATGGATGCACAGGAAGCCATGGATTACCTGATAAAAGGTTCTCAGAATGGCTTGGATAAAACGCAGGAACTGGGAGATAATCTGGCAGAGTATTCCGGAAAGTTTTCCCAGGCAGGTTATTCTGCACAGGAATATTTTCAGTTATTACAGAATGGTCTGGAAGGTGGCTCTTATAATCTGGATAAAGTAAATGATTCCATCAATGAGGTCACAACACGGCTTGCGGACGGAACTATTGAGGATTCCATGTCAAAAATTGATGAAAAGACAGGTGAGGTGTCAGAAAGTACTGCTGGGTGGAGCAAATCTACAGAAGAAGTGTTTCAAAAATGGAAAAAAGGAGAAGCATCCCAGAAAGATGTTATTAATGCCCTGGTGGGCGATATTTCAAATGCAGCGTCACAACAGGAAGCACTTACAAAAGCCGGTATAGCGTTTGGAACCATGGGAGAAGATGCGAATCTGGATGTTATCAAGTCTTTGAATACTATGGGAGATACTTACAGTGATGTTGCCGGGACTGCGCAGAAAATGGCTGAAGATACCACAACTCCAATGCAGAAGCTTCAGGCCAAGATGAATGAATTGCAGCTTGCATTGGCTCCTCTTGGAGAAAAATTGCTGGAAATTGCGACAAAGGTACTTCCGCCTCTGGTGGATAAAATCGTAGAGCTGGCAGAGTGGTTTACAAACCTGTCTCCACAGATGCAGGCAGTGATAGGGATTATAGCGGGGGTCATTGCCGCGTTTAGTGCGTTGGCACCTGTGATTACGGCGGTCGTGGCAGTGATTGGCGTTCTGGGGGCCGGTGCGTTGCTTCCCTTGATTGCTATTATCGCGGCAGTTGTTGCTGCTATTGCAGGTATTATTGCTGTAATACAAAACTGGGGTGCAATCACAGAATGGATTCGGGGAGTATGGGAAGCGACAAAACAAAAGCTGTCTGAAATATGGAGTGCGATACGGGAATACGCATCGGTTATTTTTGAGGCATTGAAAGAATTCTTTTCCGGAATATGGAGTGACATTAAAACAATTGTAGAAACTGCTGTAAATACCATAAAAGATGTTGTATCTACGGTGTGGAATGCAATCCAGACAACGGTTTCAACTATTTTGAATACAATCAAAAACGTTGTGTCAACAGCGTGGAATGGGATAAAAAATTCGGTAACAACAGCTGTAAATTCGGTAAAAACCGTAATAAACAATGTATGGAACAGTATCAGGAATATTGTTACAAACGTTACAAATTCCATTAAAAACGGGGCTGTGAATGGATTTAAGAACATGGTCAGCGGAATTAAAAACACAGTTTCGAAAATCGGTTCTGTTATCAAAAATGGATTTCAGAGTGCGATAGATTTTATTACCGGATTACCTGCGAAAGCCTGGAACTGGGGAGCTGATTTTATGAATGGGCTGAAAGATGGAATTATGTCCAAAGTAAATGCGATTATAGACGCAGTAAAAAATGTGGGAGAAAATATCCGTTCCTTTTTACATTTTTCAAGACCAGATGAAGGACCACTGAGGGATTACGAAACATGGATGCCTGATTTTATGGGAGGCCTTGCGGAAGGGATCTATAAAAATATGGATAAAGTACAGAAAGCGGCCAGAGCAGTTTCGGGAACGATTGATTCTACAATTACCGGAAAGGTTGCAGATATTGCAGGAGCAGCAGCTTATACAAATACGTCTGTGACCGTAGTGGAAGGAGACCGTATTATACTGGATGGAAAAGAAATAGGAAGATGTGCGACAAAGTATATTAACAGTACACAGATTGGAAAGAGAAGTGCGCAGGGAAGGAGGGACAGACATGTATAATATTTTGTTTAAAGATATGAACTGCGAGAAATATAAGATCATACCTGTCAGACGGCCTGATATTCCAGCCCCGGAAACGAGGGTGAAAGAATATGAAGTTGAAGGACGTGACGGCATACTGGTTGAAAACAGTGGGACATACAAGCCGATAAAAATTGAAATAGAATTTAATTTTCTGACAGAGCCAGAAACGTGGGCAGAAGTGTTTCGCAAAGCAAAAGCATGGCTGACTGGAAGCGGATGGCTGTCCCTGGAAGACGATCAGGAGTATATGTATCAGGTGTATTATTGCGGAATCACCGATTCAGAAAGGACAAGCAGGAGACTGGGAAGATTTAAAGCACAATTTGTCTGCCATCCTTATATGTTTTTAGTATCCGGAAAACGGGAATACGATTACCAGAGCAGGGAAATCCAGTACAATCCTTATGATATCTGCCATCCCATCTACAAGATCACCGGAAATGGCACCTGCACCCTCACAGTCAACGGAAAGACCATGAAAGCCACGGTAGGGCAGAACCTTACCATTGACACGGAGCGGATGATTGCATACCGCAGGGACGGAACTATGATGAACACTTCCGTCAGCGGGGATTATGAAGAGCTGTACCTGAAACCGGGGGAGAATGAGATCAGCATCACGCAGGGATTTACCCTTACCGTGATCCCCAACTGGAGGCGCTTATGATCCAGGTGTACAGTCAGGAAAAGCGTATGGAAAAGATGCCGGTCAGCCAGTATTATCTTTCAAAGGATACTTACCAGGGCGTCCATTTCGAGATCAAGGAGGAAGTCCGAGAGGAGTTTGATGTTTTCGTCCGTCTGCACGGCGCATGTACGGCTCCTGATGACAGTTATGCGGTGATCAACCTGACCTGGCCCATCCAGCCGGATGGCCTGGAACGGATCCGGTATGTGGCTAGTGGCACAAGCGGAGAGGGAAATTTTGGTGAGGTACACTGTGGATTTACTTACAGTGACGAAACAGGAGCCCACTGGGTATTTTTTGAGAAGGGACGGAAAGAAATGGACTTTCATCCGCCGGAAGGATGCCGGGATATCCGGCTTGTTCTCTTTGTATCCGGAAAAGCAAACTATCCGTCGTTTATGCCTTATGGGAACCGGATTTATGCAGAATTCCATTACTGCCCCCCGGATACTGAAGATTGCCTGTCCCGGAATGGCGATATGACATTGTTCCCCACAGAAGCATATGCCCACGCTGCCCTTAATGGTTCCTGGGAGGCACATCTGGAACATCCCATTGACCCGGAAGGGCGCTGGAAGTACCTGGCGGAGGAGAACATTGTGAAGATGCCGTCTTTTAACGGGGAACAGCTGTTCCGGATCAAAAACCGGGAAAAGTCGGATTCCGGGATCACCTGTGAGATGGAACCCATTTTTTATGACACCATGGGGGACTGCTGGCTGACGGACGTGCGCCCTGCCAAAAAGAATGGACAGGAAGCCCTGGACCTGATGCTTGCCTCCAACCCCAAATATTCCGCCCGGTCGGACATCACCCGGGTATCCACGGCGTATTACCAGTATAAGAATTTCCTGGAAGCCCTGAATGGAGACGATCCCAATAGTTTTGTCCACCGCTGGGGCGGGGAAATCCTGTTTGATAACTTTGAGGTGGTGGTCAACGACCGTGCAGGCGGTGACTACGGGGTGGAGCTGCGTTACGGGAAGAACATCCCAAGGGACGGGCTGACGGAGGAAGTGGATGTTAGGGACATTGTGACCCGGATCTATCCAAAGGCTTATAACGGCCATACCATGAAAGACCACGGATATGTGGACAGCCCACTGATCGGGGATTACCCCACGGTCAGAACCGCTGCCCTTACCTTTGATGATGTGAAGATGGCGGAAGACGCCATGGAAGATGATGCGGATAATGGCGTGATCGTCTGTAAAAACCAGACGGAGCTGGATGCGGCCTTAAAAAAGCGCTGCATGGAACAGTTTGAGGCAGGACTGGACAAGCCGAAAGTGACCATTGAGGCAGACATGGTCCTGTTGCAAAACACAGAACTCTACAAGGATTACAAAGTCCTGGAAGAGGTTGGCTTTGGTGACACAATCCATTGCCGCCACAGCAGCCTGGGGATCACCACGGATGCCCGGGTGATCGAACTGGAGTATGACTGTCTCCGGAAAAAGGTGGGATCCGTAGTGCTGGGAGATTTCCGGTACGATTACTTTGACCGGGTATCCTCTTCCGTGGACCGGATCGATGGTGCGATCCGCCCGGACGGTTCGGTCATTGCGGAGAAGATCGCCGGGTTTATTGACGGGGCCATGGCATCCCTGCGGGCTCAGTACAACGTGGCGGAAAAACAGGACGTGCTGGCGATCCGGTTTGAAAACCTGGATGAGAAATCTCCTCTTTACGGATCCATGGCCCTTGGGACCCAGGGGCTGATGATCTCCAAACAGAGGACAGAAGACGGCCGGGACTGGGACTGGACCACAGCCCTGACGGCAAACGGACTGGTAGCCGGGATCATCGTGGCCGGGATCCTGTCCGACCAGACCGGAAAAAGCTGGTGGGATCTGGACAAAGGGGAGATCCATCTGGAAGGAGGGTATTTTTCCGGTACGATCTATGCAAAGGACGGCGTTTTCTCCGGAGAGATCCGGTCCTCCAAAGGGAAGATCGGCGGCTGGACGATCACGGCAAATGGATTATCCAACGGGAATGTACATATTTACAGTACAAAGTATACGGATGACGATGAAGATTTTTCGGACGGGTCACCGGAAACGGTGATCTATCTGGATGGCATCAAGACCGGAACCGTACGCGCTGCGGAAGTTCACGGGTATCTCCATGACCTGTGGGCATACACCGGGGAGATCCCCATTGTGACGAAGATCGAAAAAACAGGGGACGGCGGGCTCCAATGGACACACTCCACCATAAAGGTAGAGGATGGCATCATAAAGAACGCGCCAAGATCGGAGGTGGTATACGATGGCAGATGAGATCATGAGGGATATCTTTATAAAGGACCGGTGGCTGCCGGTACAGATCGACTATGTGCAGGGGACCAACGCAGTGCCCCTGAAGTTCCAGTTCCGGGACTATGCAATCCCGTCCGAGGCAGCGGCAAGGATCTATGTGAAGAAACCGTCCGGAAAGGAAGTGTATAACAGCGCTTCCCTGTCCGGGAACACCGTGACGGTACAGCCCACAACCCAGATGTTTGCGGAAGCAGGGGAGCAGGAAGGACAGTTGCAGCTGACTTCCGGCCAGAAGATCCTTGTGACGTTCCCGATCCTGTTCCGGGTGGAACGGAATCTGATCTCGGAATCGGCGGTGGAGAGTACGGACGAATACGGGGTGCTGCTCCAGCTGATCGGGGAGGCGGAAAAAGCAGTGGCATCCGCCAAGGATGCTGCCGGAAAAGCAAGCACAGCTGCGGGGAAAGCAGAAAGTGCGGCGGAGGCAGCCGGAAGCGCAGGGACAAAAGCGGAGAAAGCGGCAGAGGCGGCCAACACAGCGGCAGGATCTGCCAGCAGCGCAGCAGCCGGAGCCAGCCAGGCGGCAGAAAAGGCAGACGCAGCGGGAGAAGAAGCCAGTGCGGCGGCCAAACGGGCCAATGAAGCGGCACAAAATGTGGAAGGTCTGGAAGTGACAGATCTGGTAAACCGTATCAAAGAAATGGAAGAACAGATGAAGCAGGTAACGCTTCTGATGTATCCGGTTGGAAGCGTTTATGAGAGCACGGATATCACCAATCCAAGGGAATACTTTGGCGGCACATGGGAAGTATTCGGCGCAGGACGTGTTACGGTTGGTATTGATACCGGGCAGACTGAGTTTAACCAGGTACGGAAAACAGGAGGTGCAAAGACCCAGACATTGACACGGGCGCAGCTGCCGAAGATCACTGGAAAAGTAGAAGCCGGTTCGGGCAACAGTGGGACAGCAGATGGGGGATATGGAGCTTTCCGGAAGGCTTCCGGAGTATTTTCTGTCAGCCCTGAGGATTACCAGTATTCCATGCCGAAGCGTGAGAATGCCATGAGTTGGCCAAGCGGGTACGGAAAGTATTATTTTGAAATGTCGGTTGGGGAGAACCAGCCCCATGATAACATGCCTCCATACATTACCGTATACCGCTGGGTGCGAACTGCCTGATATAGGAGGTGAGAAAAAATGGCGATTGAAATAAAAATAGTAACAGCGATATTTAATCCAGACAGTGCCACAGCCAATGCTTATGGCCTGTGGCAGTGGGATTATGGACAGGTACTCCGGATCCAGGGCCTGCACCTTCCATCCATGGTGGAGATCCACTTTTCCCTGCAGGATACTGGCGGCACATCTGTTATGCGAGTTGGTATTACCAAGGATGGCGTTACAGATGTAGTGATTCCGGACAGTATGTTGCAAAATAACGGGGCTGCCAGTGACTACGATATTTTTGCGTTTGTATACCTGACTGATGATACATCTGGCCAGACAGAGTACAAGATCAAACTGCGGGTTAAGTCACGCCCAGAGCCGGAAGTTCCTAGCGGTGGAGAAGACCCGGATATCTTCCATGAGGCGGTTCGGAAAGTGGCAGAGTACGCAGATCAGGCGGCAGAATCGGAAAAACAGGCAGAGGGCTGGGCACACGGTCGGGAAGATCTCCCGGAACGGGCGCAGGACAACGCAAAGTATTATGCCGGAAAGACTGCTGGGGATGCTGCTCAGACAGCGGAAGACCGTAAGGAAGTGGAACGCTTGGTGGAATCAGTCTCCGGCATCGATGAGCAGGTGATAAAAGTAGAGAATCTTACCAAACAGGCGCAGACATCCGCCACCAATGCAGCCCTGTCAGAACAGGCTTCCAAGACCGCAGAGACTAACGCACAGAACGCTCAGGCAGGAGCGGAGATCGCGGAAGGAAACGCGGAACTGGCAGAACAGGGAGCCAAAGCATCTAAACAGGCAGTGGAGAAAGCAAAACAACTTGTTACCCAGATGGGGCAGGAGGTCTTAAACAATAAAAACCATGTTGACCAGACCGTACAGGCGTTTACCCTTACCGCCCAGCAGGCTGTTGCCGACGTAAATAAAGCCGGACAGACCCAGACGGAGCAGGTGCTGAGTGTCGGGGAATCAGCTGGAGAATCTGTTAAGACAGCACAAGGCACAGCTACACAAGCGATAGAGACAGCCAAGACAGAAGCGGTAGAAGCTGTCCAGACAGAAGGCACGACCCAAACCGGAAATGTTGCCCAAGAGGGAGAAAAGCAGGTACAGGCGGTACAGGCGGCGGCACAGGAAATTGTTGCGGACAGGGAGCAGATTGCGCAAAATAAAGCGGATGTAACTGCGCTAAAGGAAGATTTAGGTGAAGCAAGTAATAAATTGCGATCTTACAATCTACTAAATGCTGATAAATGTGAAAGTGGATACATTGCATATAACACTGGTAATGTATTTTCACATAAAACTTATTATCATTCAGACTACATTCCAATCACCGAGGGGAAAACTTATTCTTTAACAGATTCAATTAAAATACAACATTTTGCTTTCTACGATTCAGAAAAAGCATTTTATTCAAGTTTAGGTGAAAATAATTTATTGGCTTATAGTGGTGGAAGTAAAAATGGCTTTAATTATTTCGTAGCACCTGTAACTGGATATGCAAGATTTACACTCAACAATGAAACATCGGTAAGCACTGCAATGGTGATTGAAAATGAACCTGATTCAATAAATGTTAATAAATATGTCCCATATTATTATAGTGTTGAAGCAGTATCTGAAAGTGTTGAAGCAGTATCTGAAAGTGTTGAAGCAGTATCTGAAAGTTTAGGAATATTAAATCTTGCATACAAAAACCTTAAAAAGATTTATCGAAACTACTCTTTTTCAAGTGATGGAGGGTTGATTAATAAAGATGGTTCAGATATCTACGAAGTAGAACTGACAGGCGGCGCAAGTTATTTCTTTAACGACTTAAATGGAGTAAGAAATAATACATGGTTTTATGATGCAGATGAAAATGCTTTAACACAATATACAAGTTTAGGATATTATAACTCAGTTATCACAATTTCTGACGATGCAACTATTTGCAGATTTGTTTATGCCAATAGTCCAATCATATTGACTGTAGAAGATTACGCAATGTATAAAAATGGTTTTACAACAAAACTACCATCAACTGTTGATTTGTCGTCTGCTTTGCCGTCTGCTTTGTCGTCTGCTTTGCCGTCTGCTTTGCCGTCTGCTTTGCCGTCTGCTTTGCCGTCTGCTTTGCCGTCTGCTTTGCAGTTTGACTTCATTGAATATCTGAATATGATAAATCCTGATACTGTGACAGTTGGGAAATATGTATATAAAAATGGTGTTTTATTAGATAATAGTGGTTATGATACAACAGATTACATCCCTATTTCAGAGGGGCAAACATATTATCTGTTTAATCGTTTAAGTTATAGCAGTCCTAGAACATTATGCTATTATGACATAAATAAAAATTCACTTGCTGATTACTTCATGGATTCGTCATCAGGTACAAGTTCTTATATAATTCCATGTGTACAAGATGCCCGCTATGTTCGCATTACATTGACATCAGGAAAAGCAAACCAATATATGCTGACAATGGAATCTGAACCTACACAATTTAAAAAATTTGGTAAGTATCAAATCAGAAAAGAAGCGTTAGGTGATACTACAAAACCAATTGAATTGAATGTGGCTTATTCACATTGCGGTGGTAATGCATTGAAAGATTCTGTTGATTCTTTATCAAGCGGAACAACCTTAGAATTATCAGAATTTCCAAAGAATCTGAAAAAAGGATTGTCCATGACATTCTATGCGAATTTTGAAACATTCACTTCTGTTACTGTTGGTAAAGGATATGGTTCATACAGAGGAGATTGGTTTGAAATTGATTCAACGAATATTGTGTGGAAACACTATGAATCAGAAGAAAGTACAAGAGAAACAAAAGCACATGGTTTTACAATAAGTGGTTTCCTGATGGTAGCTTTAAATGTTGATGAAGATTCTATTTGCCATGTAACATTGAGCACTTTATCAGATACGGCAACATTTACATTTAATTGGGTTTATGAACAAAATGGATTGCCATTTGTATTTGGTGGGCAGGATATGACAAATGTTGAACTTGGTGCAGTTGCAAACGATATTGATTGCCCGGTTTGGTTATTTGGAGATTCATATTTTGGAGTTGGTTCAAACAGAATTATTGGTCAGCTCAAGAATTTAGGATATGCAGATTATTGCTTGATTGATGGTTTAGCAGGTCAAGGTTTGTCAGGCGCATATTCTGATTTAGAAAAGCTGATTGCGCTTGGTGGTGTTCCTAAAATGCTTATATGGTGTTTGGGAATGAACGATAGTGCTTCAAACTATCAAACAAATCTGGCAAAACTGAAAGGCTTATCTGAAAAGTACGGATTTGAACTTGTACTTCAAAAAGTTCCTGTTGTTCCTGCTAGAATTGAACAAAATACAGGTGTCAATGTGATTGTTGCAGAAAGTGGATTAAGATATATTGATGCCTATAAAGCGGTAGGTGCAGATGATACTGGAACTTGGTATACTGATTATTTGTCGTCTGACAAAGTACATCCATCTGTAAATGGTGCAAAAGCAATCGCAACAAGAATGTTGATTGATGTTCCTGAGATTATGCAATATGGATATAGACAGGGTTCTGTTGGCGGTGGAATTAGCGGTGATATGTAATTAACTAAAGCAACATTTAACGCACTTGCAGGAGGGTACAATATGGCAATCAGAGACAGACCGTAGAGGTCTTTTTTTAATGCGAAAATAATAAGTAGGGAGACAGAATATGGACACACCTATTAGCAGAGCGGAGCACGAGGAGTTCCGCAGGCGGATGGAAGACGAACACAAGCGAATGAACCACAGATTGGGCGACCTGGAAGAAACCGTCCGCCAGATTGGAGAGCTTACCGCCAGCGTACAGAGCCTTGCCCAGTCTGTAGAGCAGATGGCACAGAGCCAGTCCAGACAGGAGGGACGTCTGGAAGAATTGGAGAGCAGGGACGGAGACACATGGCGCAAGGTAAAGTGGTACTTATTAACATTGGCAATCGGGGCTGTATTTGGGCTTGTGGTTGCTCAGATTGGATTGTAGGAGGTAATCTTATGTTTAAAAATTGCGTATTAAAACCAAACGTAAACACTGTAGAGTGGCTTAAAAAAGCCGGTATCCGTGCAGTAAAAACTATGGCACAGACCGCCGTAGCTGTAATCGGCACAGGAGCGGTCATTAGTGCTGTGGATTGGCAGATGGTAGCATCCTCTGCTGTTGTGGCAGGGATTGTAAGCATTCTGACCAGCGTGGCAGGTATTCCGGAGGTAGAGGGCGAGTGATCGTCCTCTTCTAATAGGAGGTAGCATCCATGGAAATCAAAGGAATTGATGTATCGGCATGGAACGGAAATATTGACTGGCAGACAGTAACGGACTATGGAATGGGATTTGCAATCCTTCGGATTACAGAAAAGAGAAATAAAACAGACAGTACCTTTGAACAGAACTACAAAGGCTGTACTCAGCATGGAATCCCGGTTGGCGTTTATAAATACAGCTATGCCAAAAGTACAGCGCAGGCAGAACAGGAAGGGGAGAGTGTACTGAAAGTCCTGAACAAGCGCCGACTTAATTTCCCGGTATTTTATGATCTGGAATGGTCTGAACAAAGGAAGCTTGGAAGTGCAGCAGTGGAAAAGATTGCCCTGGCATTCCTGAAGAAAATTCAGGCAGCAGGATATCAGGGCGGGATCTACTGCAACCTGGACTGGTATCAGAATGTATTGACAAAAGCTTTGAAAAAATACGACTGCTGGATTGCCAGATATCCGGACAATGACAACGGAACGCTGCAGGAACGTCTCCGGCCGGAGGCAGGAGTGGGCTGGCAGTATTCCAGTAAAGCAACGATTCCGGGAATCGGAACAAAGGTTGACCGGAATGTATTTTATAAAAATTACATAGAAGGGGAAGACGAACCTATGAGCAAGATTGAAAAAGCAGTACAGCAGATGGAAACATGGGCGAAAGACAATTCCCATGGATATGATCAGATCTACAGATGGGGAGAGAAGGGAGACTATGATTGTTCAGCGGCAGTCATTCAGGCTTGCCAGAACGCCGGGATTCCGGTTAAGACAGGCGGAGCGACTTACACAGGAAACATGCTCAAGGTCTTTACAAAAAATGGTTTTGAGGTCATCACTCATGAGGTAAATCTCAAGACTGGAGCAGGACTGATTCGTGGAGACGTGCTTCTGAATACGTCTCACCATACCGCTATGTATTGCGGCAACGGAAAAGAAGTTGAAGCATCTATCAATGAAAAAGGAACTGCCACAGGCGGCAAACCGGGCGATCAGACCGGAAGAGAGTTCCTGATCCGAAGCTATAGAAATTATCCTTGGACACATGTACTTAGATACACAAAAGATGGTACAACTGGAAATACCGATACACAGACAGGAGGTCATTATATGTTTGAGCCAAAAACAGTAAAAAAAGGAGACAACGGATTATCTGTATTATTACTACAGGAGATTTTAATTGCCAGAGGATTTAAAGGTAAGGACGGTAAGCCACTTACCCTGGACAGAGCGGCAGGTGCCAATACAATCCATGCGCTGACAAAATATCAGGAGAGCCGTAAGGGCGTCCTGGAAGCAGATGGTATCTGTGGAGACAAGACCTGGAGAGACCTGATTGCGCTGTAATATTTGATAAATTAATTAAATAAACTTTTTATCCAACATCAAGCCCTGGGATATCCCGGGGCTTTTTTTATTGCAAAAAACGCTAAAAATAGCGCAATATACTTGACAATACGCTAATATTAGCGTATAATATAATTAAAGATAAGGAAAGGGGAACACCAAAATGACAAAGGAAGAAGCAATCCAGAACATTATTGATAGAATCGAAGAAATTAAAGAGGAATGTGAATACGAATATATTGGAATCCGTATTCAGGAAAACGAATTCACAGAAGGTGAAATTCTTGACAACTCTTACGTATGGGTAGATGGAGAATGTACAGACGAAGAATTGGACGGAACTTGCGCTATTAATCTTGATGATGCAAAATTGGCTTTAGTAAATGGATACTACGGAGAGCATGTGGCAGTTATAGCTGGTGATTCCCAGGAATGGGGTCAGGATGCAGGAGAAATTATAATCAGAGAAGCGGCTGTGATCGAGGTGCTGGCATAATGAAAAGATACGAGGATTGCATAAGAAAAGATGGGATGTGTGGAGTGTGTTCTCTTGTAAGTCAAGGAAGAGATTGTCATAATAACAGAATAAATGGCATCCTATATCAAAGGACGAGCATGGAAATGTCACAGCGAGAACTTGCAGAGAAATCTGGAGTGAATCTCCGGCAGATCCAAAGATATGAGAATTCTACCAGCGACGTTGGAAATATGACGCTTAGAAATGCTCTTTCCATTGCAGATGCGCTGGAATGCGAGGTGCGGGACTTACTATGATTAATAATTTGGAAGGGATGAAATTCGGAAATTTAGAGGTTATTAAATGTCTTGATGAAGAAAAGAGTGGAAAATCTTTGTGGGAATGCCAGTGTGATTGCGGAAAGAAATGCATGGTATCATCAAGAGATCTGAAGTATGGAAGAAAAACAAGCTGTGGATGCCAGAAAGGGTTCCAGAGACATTTGAAAGGAAGAAAATTTGGGCACTTGACAGTGATCGAGGAAACCGGAGAAAAACAAAGAAACGTGAAAATGTGGCTTTGCCGTTGTGATTGTGGAAAAATGATAAAAGTCAGAACGGATTCGCTGACAAGCGGAAGGACAATAAGTTGTGGATGCTCAAAGTCGCAGCCTGATAAAATAAAATTAATGGTAGCTGGGTTAAAAATAACAGATCACACATCAACTGTATTTTTTAAAAACACAATAAGCAAAAACAATACAACCGGAATCAATGGAGTATCCAAGCTGAAATCTGGGAAATACAGAGCATATATCGGCTATAAAAACAAAACATATAGCTTGATTGAGGATTATGACATAGAGGTGGCACGGCTGGCCAGGATAGAAGCGGAAGAAGCTGTGAAAAATGGATAGTTCGAGGAATGGCTCGGAGAATTTAGGAATGGAGAAAAACATGGAAGAAAAAAATAAAGTAACTAACCTAATCAAGGGAGCTTTGGAAGAAGAAGATTACAAATTTCGGATAAATTTTCTGATCGGAGGAATGATGTGCGAAGAGAGCAATGATACTCCGGAAAAAATTAAGAAAAATCAAGAATGGTTAAATGAAACTGTTGAATTCTGCAAAGCTTATACGGGAGACAAAAAGGAATACTTAGATCATATAAAAGAAAATATAGAGAAATTTCTTCCTGTTCTGGAAGAAGAACTTAAAATGTTTGAGAATGAAGAAATTTAAAAAAGTAGAGGATACATAGTCCTCTACTTTTTGAGCAGATATTAATTCGTACCGAAAATGCGTTGTACTAATCATATACAACCTACAGGAAATCTTGACAGCAGATCCGGAAGGGAAGTGATAGAGCTTCTTATGG